TTTATCTCATTTTGAAAATGAGAAAACTACTGAAAGAGAAAATTTTATATCAGCAAAAGAGGATATAACTACTGCCTACAATACAGCTTTTAAAATTGCTAGTAATGTAGTTGGCAAGGCATATCCAAAAGATGATGTTGCAACATTACAATCTTTCAAAAAGAAATATGGTAATGCGTGTGATGTTGTCGCAAAAGATAGTTGCTTTTATTTTGCTAATACTGAAATGGCAGTAGAAAATGAAAGAGAAAATAATGAACATTTTAATTTTAAATTGGACGCAAGTTTAAGTGGACGATTTAGCGATTATGATTTTGGTATTGCATACTTTAGAGATGAACTAAAGAGTGCTGGACTAAATCCTGAAATCAATGTTCAACACCAAGAAAATCGTAGCAACCCACACCATACTCAAGAACTTGATAAGATTAAAAAGTTTTTGGGATATAGCAACGAGGACGGAATATATGGACAATGGAAAGACAAATATAGTTTAGATGTAATCGGAACTAGCTATTGTCGTTCAAGAACTATTCCGTGTTCAGCTAAAGATTTTGAACAGATGAGAGCATTTAAAAATGCTAGACAATCATTCGTTCAATCTCATTGGACTTGGGCTGAAATGATACAGAAAGATATGCGAGATATAACTTTAGCACTTAAAGATTATAAGTATGTTAAAGACGCAATCGATTTGTGTGGTGCTTTAGGTTTAGATATTAATGAGAACGAACTGCAAAGAACTGCTGGGGTATCTCTTACTATCTATCAACCAGAAAACTTGGCTAGTTTAATTAAATCAAGAAGAACTAAACAAGACAACAAAGCTGTAATTGCACAGTTTAAAAAGGCAAGACAAGCACAAGCGAGTGTGAACTAATATGAAACACCTTTGCCAAGGCAACAAGTGTCATACATACGACACTCAATCAAGAATTCGTGGAACTAAAGGCAATAAAGTTTTGCGAACTAGACTTGCAAGATATGATATTGAGGACAGTTATTTTCAAGAGAATAGGAACTGGCTCAATAGTTGGGAGTTTTATTTCTGTGATGAGAGATGTATGAATGACTGGTTAAAACAACATTTAGATAATTTAATGTTGTCAGTTGGAATAAAAACAAAACCAAGTGAAACTCCAATCGATGTTATTAAAGAAACTAAGACAGGCTGGAGGGGCGAGTATATTGATACTAAAATCGTTGTAAGGGCTTAAATAAAAAAGGGAACAGGGCTTGTCGCCCTGTTCCCTGTTCCGATATTCTCAATTATTTTTTTCTAGTTTCACGATACTTTGTATCAAAGTCCTTTTGTTGTTTTTTCTCTATTGATAAAACTATCCAATAGAATAAAGCAACAAGCAACAAGGACATAGACGCAAAAACTATAAAGTAATTGTAAATTTCTTTTAGTATCTCAAGCATAAACCACCTTTGTTGTTTCTCTTTCCTCAAATGTTTCGACAATATCTAAAATAGTATCATCGGCTTTTGTTATTATAAAAGAAAGTATTTCACTTTCTTTTATTGCGAAACCTTGCTCAACAAATCGTTGAGCAAGATTATCAGTTATATTTATTTCGGTATTATATTCCATATTAGATACCGAATAATTGTTGATGAACAATGTCATCGCATAACTTATCGTCTTGAGGTATTACTGATATGATTTGATTAAAGTAAGTCCAATGAGGATAATTATATTCATCAGTATATGATACTGTTCCAATGTAATCTAAATCAGTATCATATTTATTTACCTCAATACCATATTCAGCTTTCTTATCGCCGTAGTCTAAAGCAATGTTAATAGAATTAACAATGCCCTCTTTATTATCTGACGACCAAGTTCTTACTTCTATTTTATCGCCTACTTTTATTTTCATATTACTCCTTTCGTTGTTATGATTTCATCATAGATTATATAGGATATTAATGCAAGAACTATTTTACATTATAACAAAGATATTTGTATTATAATTCAATAGGATATTCTGTGATATATTTATCACTACTAAATACCTGTGGGCGGGGCCCACCCATCCTACTATATACTTGTGGGCGGGTCCCACCCTTATCATAGAGGTCCCAATAGGTTTTCAAATTACTTTTATTCTAAGGAGGGGGGAGGGGTAAAACAAAATATAGGGGTCCCAGACATACACTATAGTCTAGGATTTACACAGTCATAGCTAATAAATTCGTTATGGGTTCTTAAATTACCTATGGATTTGTACCCCCGGGGGTGTTAAAAACATTTAAGGTACCATAATCATATTATGCTTAATAAAGATATTTTAAAAAAAATTGATAACATTACTGATCCTAATGTAAGAAAAGATTGGAAATTAAATCTTTTAACTAAAATTCATAAAGTAAAAAATAGAAAAATACGTTCTGATTTCTTAACATTTGTAAAATATATTTGGCCAGATTTTATTGAAGGTAATCATCATAAAACAATATCAGATAAATTTAATAGATTGCAATCTGGTGATTTAAAAAGATTAATTATTAATATGCCACCAAGGCATACTAAATCAGAATTTGCGTCATACTTTTTACCTGCATGGATGATTGGAAACAATCCTAAATTAAAAATTATTCAAGCAACCCATACTGCAGAACTTGCAATTAGATTCGGTCGTAAGGCTAAGAACTTGATTGATTCAGCCGAGTATAGAGAAATATTTGATACAAGATTACAAGAAGATTCAAAAGCTGCTGGACGTTGGGAAACCAATAAAGGTGGTGAATACTTTGCTGTCGGGGTCCAAGGTGCGGTAACCGGTAGGGGTGCTGATTTATTAATCATCGATGATCCGCATTCAGAACAAGATGCTAATTCTACAACGGCATTTGATAAAGCATATGAGTGGTATACTTCAGGTCCACGTCAGCGTCTTCAACCTGGTGGAAGAATTGTATTAGTCATGACTAGATGGAGTACCAAAGATTTAACTGCACAATTAATCAAGGCCCAAGGAGCAGAAGATAAAGCCGATAAATGGGAAGTCGTAGAGTTTCCAGCAATCCTTCCATCAGGTAAACCGGTATGGCCTGAGTATTGGAAGTTAGAAGATTTACTATCGGTTAAAGCATCAGCTGGTATTTCAAAATGGAATGCACAGTATATGCAAAACCCAACATCAGAAGAAGGGGCCATTATCAAAAGAGAATGGTGGAAAGATTGGGATGAAGATTACGTACCTCCAATTGAACATGTTATTCAATCTTACGATACTGCATTTTTAAAAAAAGAAACTGCGGATTATTCAGCGATTACTACTTGGGGCGTGTTCTATCCAACACAGGACTCTGGTCCAAATTTAATATTGCTAGATTCAATAAAGAAGCGTGTAGAGTTTCCTGAACTAAGGCGCCTGGCTCACGAACAATATTTATACTGGAAACCTGAGACTGTTTTAGTTGAGGCTAAAGCATCGGGACTTCCATTAACTTATGAGTTAAGACAAATGGGAATACCAGTTGTAAATTACACACCATCTAAAGGTAATGATAAACATGCAAGAGTTAATGCTGTTGCACCTTTATTTGAATCTGGAAAGATATGGGCACCAAAGAGTAAACAATTTGCACAAGAAGTTATTGAAGAATGCGCTGCCTTTCCACATGGAGACAACGACGATTTAGTAGATTCTACTACTCAAGCTCTAATGAGATTTAGACAAGGTGGGTTGATTTCTCATCCAGAAGACTATAAAGATGAAGTTACTCCAAGAGTAAATAGAACATATTATTAATATGATTGATAAAAGCGTTAATTACAACGATAAAGATTTTTCAAAACACTTGAAAGGCTTAGGTCTTTCTGAAAAAGAAATAAAATATATCTTAGGTGAAACTAAAAGAAAAAAATTTGAAGACGGTGGAGATTCTGGAGGAGATAGCGGTGGAGATTCAAGTAGTTCAAGCGATTCAAGTAGTTCAGATAGTTCAAGTGATAGTGGTCCAGGAGGATCAGACGATGGAACGGGACACGGAGGACCAGGACCAGGAGATAGTGGACCAGGACCAGGTGATACATTCGGATCTTCAACAGCAGATGATGCAGCATCAAACCAAGCAGCATCAGAAGCAGCGTCACAAGCAGCATCGGATGAAGCAACTATTGGAATGCAAACAGATCCAGCAGTAACAGAAACAGGAGTAATGAGTACAGTTACTAATGCAATTCAAAATGCAGTTCAAAATGCAATTAACAATCCTGTTTCAACTATGGTTGGAATGGCATTTGGACCAGTTGCAGGATTAGCTGCAAGAGGAATAGCTGCAGCAGTGGATGCAGCCAACAGAGGTGTGACAGCTCCTGATGATTATTCTCAAGCACAAACTTCAGTTCAATCAAATACTCAAAGTCCAACTAATAGTGGAGGAATATCTACAATAGCAGATTATGCACCAACATATAATCCTGATACAGGCAATCCAACTATGGATGCATATATGAGAAGATTAAGAGTTAATCTGGGATTACCAGTTTAATGAAAAGATTAACAAGAACTATACCACCTAAATCGGGACCAAACCCTCAGGGCTTGAATGTTTCATATAATAAGGTTAAGATAGTAAACTCGGAGAAATTAAATGGCAACAATAGACAAAGCATTACCAAACGAAGTTAGAAATACAATTGAGTTAGAAGATCCAACAACTGCAGCAGAAGAGATTGTAAATGTTGAAGAGTCTATTCCAAGTGTAGAGAATACTGAAATTACACCAACAGCTGATGGTGGAGTTGAAATCAATTTTGACCCAGGTGCCTTTAGCCAGGGAGAAAGTGTAAATCACTTTGACAATTTAGCAGAATTATTACCAGAAGATATTTTAGGACAATTAGGTTCAGAACTTTATCAAAACTTTTTAGATTATAAAAATTCAAGACAAGATTGGGAACAAACATATACACAAGGTTTAGATCTATTAGGATTTAAATATGATCAAAGAACAGAACCATTTCAAGGTGCATCGGGTGCAACACATCCTGTACTTGCAGAAGCAGTTACACAATTTCAAGCATTAGCTTACAAAGAATTATTACCAGCAGACGGTCCTGTTAGAACTCAAATAGTTGGAAACACTTCTAGAGAAAAAGAAGATCAAGCAACACGTGTTAAAGATTTTATGAACTATCAAATTATGGATGTCATGAAAGAATATGAACCAGAGTTTGATCAAATGTTATTTTACTTACCATTATCAGGATCTACTTTTAAAAAAGTTTATTATGATGATATACTTGGAAGAGCTGTATCTAAATTTGTTCCAGCGGAAGATTTAGTTGTTCCTTATTCAGCAACATCATTAGATGACGCTGAAGCAATAATGCATACAATTAAAATGTCTGCAAATGAATTAAGAAAACAACAAGTGGGTGGTTTCTATAGAGATAGAGATATAGATCTATTTCCAAGTGATGATTCAACAACAGAAGCAGATGATGTAAAATCAAAAGAAAGAGAAATAGAAGGTGTATCTAAATCAGGTTACGAAGATATCTTT